TTTGATTGTACGTAGAAAACCTATGACTGGTACTAAATATCCAGTACCTTATCTCTATCCAGCATTAGAATCTCTAAAGCATAAGAGAAATCTACGTAGAATGGATTACTCTCTAGCGTCTAGGGTTATTACCGCTATTCAACTATTCAAACTTGGTGATAAGGACTTTCCTGTTACTGAAGACGATGAAAGTGCTTTTGATGATATTAAAAATCAAATGACTTGGAGAAACTCTAGTGGTAGAGACTTAGAGAGAATTTACCAACTATTCGCTAATCATACTTTACAGATTGAATGGGTAATGCCAGATGTAAAGGCATTACTTGACGATGCTAAATATGGTAGTATCAATACTGATATTTTCTTTGCATTAGGATTTCCTAGAATTCTTACTACTGGTGAAACAGAAAAAACTGGTACTTCTAGTGCTGAGTTTGCTATGATCTCTCCTGTAAAGTCTATGGAGAATATGCAGGAGAAACTTCTGACTATTCTTAAAGATATTGTTTATCAGATTAGTGATAGAAATAAACTTAAAGATGTACCAGAAGTTAAATTTAAAAAGATCAATTTGTATGCTATTGCAGACTTCTTACAGATTATGACATCTCTTTACGACACTGGTAATATCTCCAGAGAAACTTATGATGAAGCATTTGGCTTTGATTTTATTGATGAAATGAATATCAAAGAAGATGAAGAAAAGCTATTGAAGGAAAAGAAACTAGGTTCCTACGCTCCTATGCCGTTCGCTGCCGAACCTGCAATACCTGGACAAGCACCTACTGGAATTAAAGGACAAGAGAATAAACCTAAAGAACCAGCAGTAAAAGAAAAACCAGCAACTAAACCTACTGCAAAACCTGTAAATTAGATAAATATGAGTGCAAAAGAACAGATTTGATTAAAATCTGGTATAATATTAAGTGAGCAGAACATGATCTAGATATACCCTTCTCTAAATAGAGGTATTAAACGCATGAAAAATACTATAAATTTAGAAACACAAATTGACCTGATAGAAGATTCAAATCCTGGTGAGGCTTTTGCAGCAGTTAGTCTTAATCCGTCTTTTCAGTGGGCTAAGATTATTGTTACAGATGCTAAAGCTAATTTGAATAAGCAGAGGATTCCTTTAGAAGAATTTGCTAATCTGATTCGTACAGGTCTATTTGCCCCTATTAAAATGTCAGAAGTAGGTATTCCTAAAACTCATAAAGATGCTTTTGGAAAACCAATCGGGACAATTGCACAGTTACTAGAAGAGAAAGAAAAAGTAATAGCTCTTGCTGCACTATGGAAAAAGGAACGCCCAGATGATATTAGTATGCTTAAAGATATGTATGCTAAAGGAAATCTACCCAACGTTTCTTGGGAAATTAGTTATGCAGAAGAAAAGCAAGAGGAAGATGGAGTAAATGTACTCTATGGTACTTCATTAGATGGGTTAACTGTTGTATCCGATCCCGCTTATGCAGGTAGAACTGCGGTTATAGCAATGGCTGAGAGAACGGAAACCGATTCTGAAATTGATGGGGAGAACCTTGAAGGAGGTAATAAACCTGAAATGGAAGAGCTTGAATTAGCTAAAACTAAAATTTCTGAGCTTGAAGCTAAGATTGCTGAGTTAGAAACTGCTAAGGCATCCGCTGAAGCAGAACTCAATACTCTTAAGGAATATAAAGAAGCGAAGGAAAAAGTTGAAGCTGAAGCTACCCGTTTCGAGAGTATTAAAACTAAATTCTCCGAAGCTAAGATTGAAAAAGATGAAACTTATTTTGCAGAAAAGAAAGAATATCTTTTAAGTTTAGATGACAAGTCTTTAGATTTTATGCTACAGGAAATGGTAGCCTTTGCTGAAACTCTAAAAAAGAAAGAAACAAAATCAGAATTAACTATTCCTGAAATTGTTAATAAAGAAACTGGTAAAGTTGATACTAAGGAATTAGTAAAGGCTTTACGAGAACGAAATCAAAGTAAATAGGAGATTTACATACTATGGCTGAAATAAATCACTTTGGTGATACAATTTTGCCTGTTGTAACTCAGGAAGATATCGTAGAAGGACGTATGGTTCATTTGACTTCCAATGTACATTCACGTAACTTTGGTAGTCAGACAGACCTCCCTGGCGTTATTAAGCCCGATACTCGTGCCTTAGCTGCAAGAGCAAAATATATTCTCTTCTGGGAACAGGATAAGCGTTCCCTTCCTATTTACCAACCTCAACCTCATTTTGATTGGGCGTTACGCTACGGCTTTGACCAAGCTGCAAATGCTCCGTTCAATCCGACTCTGGTTTATCTGACTCATCCTCAGCAACAGGAATGTTTGACTATTCCGTCTGGTGAGGGTGCTTTAGCTTTTGGTGAAGGTATTTATACTGTTGCGTCTGGTTGCTATGTCTACTCTGCTGCTATCGAAGTTCCAGGTTGTCCTCTGGAAGTTTGTAATGATGCAGACGACGGTGCTGGTGCTGCCGGTAAGTTGAAAGTTACTAGTGCTGGTACTACGGTAGCTGAAGTTTATCGCTTCAATGACGACAACGCAAAACTTACCTTCAAGATTTTACACTAGGAGGCTTGAATAATCATGGATGAACTTAAATTGAAAGAAGCAATCGCCTCCCTATTAAAATCTGGTGATAAGGAAGCTATTGCAGAGATGTTGGTAGAATATGTACAACCCAACCATATCCTTACGGATTTTGTTGGTATGCTGCTCGATACACGCTCTTTGAATCCAGGCGACAGCTTGGTGAAAAAGTTGCGTAAGGGTATTGAGGTAAGAACTTTAGTTCCTGGTTCTATCCCATTAGCTAGTGAAATCACGGTCACTGATCGTGTGAACTATATTCTGGATGGCGCTGTGGTCAAAGTGACTTATAATTTGTGGGAAATGGAAAACGGGGAAATCGGTACTGTTGCAGACATTAGTCGTGAGATGACAGCAAAGCTCAAAGATTACTACATGAATAAAGTCTTTACTGCTCTTACTACGTGCTGGACAGTTGCTAATACTCCTTTGAACTTTACTAGTGTTGGTGGCGCTATTACCGCCGCTGCTTTGGAAAATGCAATTGACCGCATTAATCAGACAACCTCTGGTGTTAAAGCTGTGGTTGGTACTCGTGCCGCAATGACCCCAATTACTAAATTCGGTGCTTTCTGGTCTGATACTACTGGTACTAAGACTGGTGTAAGCGACCCCGCTATCGAAGAAATTCGACAAAGTGGTATGCTTGGTAAATATTACGGTGCTCCTCTGATTGTTCTGGATCAGGTCTATGACAACCCTGAAGATAACGCCGCAATGCTGCCCGAAGACAAGATTTTGGTTATTGGTAAAAACGTTGGTGAGTTCATTACCTACGGAGAAGTCAAGACCAGTTCTTATGACGATGTTCGTGTCGTACCTCCGCAGTTCTTCATTCAGATGTTCCAACAGACAGGAATGTTGCTATGGAATCTGAGTGGTCTGTACTGTATTGGCGGACTGAGTTAGTAATAGCTTTATTGTTACTCTATAGATGAGGAGAAGTTGTGAGACTCCTCCTCATTTTTGAAACTAAAGGGATTTTAAAAAGGAGATTATTTAGAAATGGAAAATACAGACCTGCTTTCACAAAAGGATTATGGTATCATTGAGGGTAAACCCCCTTTTGCTACATATATTAAAAGTGTTTTAGGAAAAGTTCAAGTCAGAATTCTTAGTCCATATAATCAAGAAAAAGAATACATTATTTTAGAGGGTGACCCAAAAAATAGAAACAATGAATCTTGTATTATTGATGTATGGTCTATTGCTGAAGATAGATTCTTTCATAGAGAGAATCAGAAACATTTTGAAAAGGGCTATCTTTTACCTTATACCAGAAAAGAAGTTATTCTTACTGAAGAAGATACTGTTAATTCAATGTCTGATGATGAACTAAAAGCATTACTTCAGAAAGATACCAAATTCTTTACCTTACAGAATAAAGTAAATAAAATGACATCTGTAGCTCCTATCTCTAGGCTTATTGAATTTGCTAAAGAGATGGAGAAATCTCAGAAAGTTATCGCCTTCTTAGAAGGAAAACTAGCCGAGATACAGATGCACGAGTTCAACTTAGAAAATTAAGGAGTAAATTTATGACCTCCGCAATTCAACCAACAAATTTAATTCCAGTATTAGTTACTGCCGACTGGACAACTGTTCAGAATGCTATTAATGATGTTATTACATCGTTAGAAACCTCCTTCCCTGGTGTATTTCAATTTCCTCTGAATGATGATTTTGATTTTACTATGGTACAGCTACAGGCTGGGCATACTGCTGTAGGAGTTCTAGAAATTTCTGGCGGTCTTCTTACTGGGCATTGGGATACTGGCTACGGTACTTATCCAACAGTGGGTTCTACTTGCTATATTATAGATATGTACTTCTAGAAGGAGAACGCAAATGACAGGAGCAATTCAACCAACTGCAATAATTCCTATTTTAGTAACATCTGATTGGACTGATGCTAATAATGCAGCAGCAGACCTTATTAATTCTTTAGAAACATCCTTCCCCGGTGTATGGGGATTTCCAGCTTTAGCCGATCTCGCCTTTATATTTATTTATGAGGGTGATCCAGGATACCTGTATATTGGAGCAAATGCTGTAACAGGACTTTGGTTTGGGTCTACTATACCTACTATTGGAGACTATGCATATCTTATTGATCTTTATGGGTAGGAGAAAGTTATGACCACTTACTATGATTTGACCGAACTATATCCAAGACTAAGACTAAGAATTGGTGATATCGTCCCTGCTACTTATAGATATACCGATGCATGGTTACTGGTAGCTTTACAGGCTTCTGTAGAAAGATTGGGTAAGTGGTTTAATTATAAATATCTATTAGATGCTACTACTGGACAAGTCTATAGAAATACTAATGCTAATAACTTTATCTTTGAAGAAGTCGATTCTGCTAGTGTAGTAGAACCTTCAGATAAAGAA